CTGCAGAAGATAAAATATAAGTACTTCCACCTCCACGCCAAGTACCTATCTCAAGCAGGCATTTACATTTATTATCAACAACAATTTTATACATTACCTCTCTTTCGATAGGCATCATTTGACCTTCACCGGGATTTCTGTAAAAATCAACGTTCATTATATATCCTTTAGTAATTTTTCCCAAGCAGAATACACTTTAAATTTTCGCTCAATATTATGGCCTCTCATTTGTTTGCTGATATCCATAAGTTCATCAACTGATAATGAAAGCATGTCATGAAAACTGTTGTTGTCGAAATAACGAATATATTTCATATCTTCACCGTAAAAATCAGCATAATCTATCCAGTGACTTATTGATTCTTCGTCTGAAAAATTATTCGGATCAAGCTTCGATAATCCTTGAATTGCTGATCTTGGTACTGCTCCGGGAATATGCTGCATCCATGACATTTGAGTAAGCACATGTTGTTTCCTTCTCCACAAATCAAGTAAATGGTCTTTCGTTGGAAAAAATATCGGCATATTTGCCGTGTATTGTTCAAACGTTGACATTGTAGATGCATTATAAGGGAAGTGAATGCAACCCTTGAACTCAGAAACACATTGCCAATTATGTCCGGCGCGTAATGCTGCATGCTTCTTTATCATCCTGCCTGAATCGTCTTTTCTTATTACATCACTGTAGTAAAGAAAAAGCTCCTTGGTAGGATTATACGACATTCCGGTATATTCACAAAGTGACGGTATGTGTTTCACGTCAATATTGGCTTTGGTATTTAAAAAATTTTCACAGTACTTCTTATCGTAAACACTGTTTGCCACCAGGTGTATTCTACCGCATGCTACACCTTCCCGGAGGTAATCGTTGAACTCTTCCCATAGTTCAGGGTTATTCTCCGCCCCATCTTCATATCGTATAGGCATGACAATAATTACAGGTTTGTTTATGTATTTGTAAAGCATTGAGAAAATAGGAGGGTAAAAGCATATAAACCCATCGAATTTATTGAGGTATGAACCGTATCGATCTGCAAACTCTTTGGATTTGCGTTCTCGAATAGTAACCCCCCACTGTTCACCGCTTAACATGTCGATTTGCACCTGTTGTTTTCCTATTACAGGAGCATGCCCGGAAAGAGATAGTTCAGTAACGGTATAACCGAGATTATTGAATATGTACCTGATATCGCTCACGGCGATATGTTGGTCTATGGAGAGGAAATTCATGACTTGCTCCTCTTATCATAAATGTAAATCGGTCCTTCGATATACTCCTCAGTCTTCAAATGCTGATGAATACCCATACTGTACCGATGATCTTCTCCTACATCAATCTCGCAAAACATAACCCGTTCAGCTATTGACTTACGAACAGGGTTTAAATGATTCGGCGTTCTATAAAATCCGTCTGGACCAGTGTACCAGCCTTGGTATTCAATACTGTGCCTGAATATTGCTTCAGGAATATTATCATCACGGTAAATTCCTTCAATACCGACGCAATCAGGGTTTGATTCAAGTGCTTTAAAAATGGCTTCGATGTAGTTATCGGATACGTCATCATCATCGTCAACGAAACAGATGTATTCACCTGGAGCATTTTTAATAAGAAGATTTCTTTTTGCCCCAATACTCATAGTTCCATCGTCAACACATGCTTGAACATAAACAGAATAACCTTCTGACATTTTCTCAAGCCTTGTTTTTATGTAGTCTAAAGACTTTTTTCTTTCGTAAAGACTACATATTAAAACTGATAACTTAACAGGTACCGGTGTATCATTAAACTCTATTGAAGAACGTTCCACGATCCGACTCCATTCTCAATAAGGTTTCTTGCTACGATAGTTGCATACGCAAGGGCGTATCTTCGATTTGCTTCTCCATTAGCAATAACCTGAACAGGTCGAAGGCGTTGAAACGTTTCGTCCCAATCTTCTTTTTTGTCCTTTGAACTGTGATCGTGGAAAATTACGATATCCGACCGGTATGAAAGCAGTCCGGTTATTCCTCCTACCATCATCCATACCATATCAATCATGTCGGCATGGAAGTTTTCACACATGAACGGTTTCCCTGTAAGTTTAACCAACTTCCTTGTTGTAAACATATTAACACAAAGCTTTTCATGGGCTATGAAGTCGTCATCACAATAGATGATTCTTAATCCATCGTATTTGTTCAATTCTGAAAGTATTATCTGATCCCAACATGGAGTACGAAAAATCATGTCATCACCTATCATTGACACGATATCAATATCCTGGTTCTGTTCATCGTCATACATCAGATTGAAATATTTTGAAAGGTTTGGCTGCCGCGAGTTCTCAAACACGATATTATACAGACACTTGTCAAGATACTGCTCAAGAAACTCAACTGTTTCAGTGTCTTTTTTGTTAACGCAAAATGAAAACCGCACATTCTCTATGTTCGAGACGGTGTTTTTTACGCTATTCATCAGCGTTTTAAGCCTGTTGATACGATGGTAGGTAGGTACCATCAGATTGATTTTTTTATACATGCTTCCTCCGGTTTTATTATTTAACACACCATTCCAACATAATGACCGTCTTCAGGAGCGGGAACCTCAATGTCATCGTGAGTATATCTTAACTTTGGATACCCTGCAAGAATGTGAGCGCAATGATTGTCTTTTATCAGCGGCCAGATAAAATTATGAAGAAACATTTGATCGCATCCGTGAAATATCCCGCGAGGGTTTTTATTGTCAGGGATAAGTGTGGTCATGAATGACGCGACCTTTAAATCAAATCCCCTGACACATCCAGGTACCGCTCCCCATGTTCCACCTAAGATTGTTGTCTGGTGAGACTCGCAATCTCGTATAATGTGAAACGGCTTTGTGTTTGAAACCCACTGGTTTACCATTGAAACTTCGCGTTCGGTAAGCTTCGAGTCCGTATCTCTTACAATAAACCTTTCAACGGTATCAACATCATTCATCGGCAAGAAACGCCAAAACATTCCAAGGGCATCAGTCGATTTACCCATAAGAATTAGTTCTGAACCAGCAGCTGCAAGTTTTTTGAGAATCTTTTTGTTTACCGAATCATCGTGATAAAATCGGCAGGTCCAACCAGGGTAAAACTCGTTGGCATGTTCGGCATTCCATACCGCACCGTCGCAATACAGGCTATTGCTTCCCCATAAACTGAAGCTTATTATTTTTTTCAAAATATCCTCCGTTATATTTTGTTAATGTGTGCTTCTACGCTGCTTTTTATTAAACTTCTTCCTTTTGACTTGAATTTTTCATAAAGAAACAACCGTTTTGGAATGTAAACCTTTTTGGTGAGAACATATTTTCCGGACACCTTGAACGCGAGAAACTTCTTTTGTTTTGGTCTTATATAACCGTCAAAATCTTCGTGCTGATGAACCTTTAAATACCATGCTCTTTTTGCAACTGTTAATTTCCCGGTTATATCTTTTCCGAGGTCTTCGACCTCAACATCGAGGCTGCTTTTAGCAATACCAGATTTTACATTAAGTCCATAACTCCCCTTACGTCCGGATAACATATCCATGACTGCAAATCGTTCATACCGCCTCAATCCTTCACGTAAACCGACTATGAGTGCGTTATGAAAATCAGTTTTCCCCTGCTTGATAGATTCAAGTACGCGGTCAATATTTTTAATTACAATTTCCATTACAGAGCGATTCTGACATATGGACTGAGCATTGCCATAACCTCATCAGTGAGAGGTTGTACAACGGTACCGAGTGAACGACGAAGTGTATTTCTGATATTGGTACCGTCTTTATTTGTACCCGATAACTCAAAGTCGTCTTTATGTTTCCACATATACCGAACCTGCATTTCAGCAGCCCGTACAATTGAAGGGTAACTTCCTACGAGTGCCCGACTGGTTACCGATGTTATTTCTGCAGTGTTTCCGGTTGCAGTAGTGATATTTTCTTCACTATATTCTGTCAATGTTTCACCATCACTGAATTTATCGTACAAAACTTCAACTGTTAAACTGGTAGCAGTAACAACCCTTATTATCCCAACCGCACCAGATGTTCCCCCTGAAACAAAATTACCTACAGTCAATGTTCCGGTGAAGTCGCATTCAAAAACTGATTGCGTTCCGTGTACAGCCATGCCACCGACATAGCGGATACGGATTACCTTATACCCTAAAACTGGAGGTGAAATGGGTAATATTATACCTGAAGATTGCGCATTAATAATACAATCGGTTATTTCTGATTCAGCCCCGTCGAACTGTCCGGTATCATCACAATAAACGTCTGTTAAGGTGTCTACCGGAAAGGCGTCAACGCGATATTGTACCCAGTGAGATTTTAAAGCGTCAAAATATTCTGTTCGAGAGGTTTTTTCAAGTGATCGCTGCAGGTGGTTTTCGATAGACTGACTTACTGATGTTATCCAGTTTACAATAGTCTGCCGCTGTCCTCTTGTATCTGTAAGCGCCTGAGCAGGAGTTCCGAGATACCGTATCATTCTATCGTATGATGTAAGCAGCATTACCGGCTTCCTTTGTTGACAAAAAGGGAGAGAGAGCCTCTCTCCCTTTAGATTTTACTCAACTTCCGATTAAACGTCAAACTGCAACGACATTGGAGTCGACTGACTGCGAGGCGTTCCACCGATCCACATTGCTCCGAAATCAATGGTAAACGGCTCTCCCTGGGCTTCAGTCCTCAGGAAAAGAAAACGCTTCGTGTCTTTGCAGGTAACCGAACCCTGCCTTACCGCCTCGTCAGTAGCTTCAACCAAATCCGGAAACGAAGCATCAGACAACGCCGTTGCCTGTGTAGGATCGTCGGTATCACATTCGTAAACATCGTTTATAAGTGTTGCAGCAGCTCCCTGCAGGGTACCGACATTGATTGCACATATGCAATCATCGTAAGGCTGCGTATCAAATCCGATACCGCTTCCGAATGTAATGCTTTGACCATTGTAAAAAACGGTAGCGGAACCAAGCCGCTCCGACAGCATAGCGGCGGTAATCAATACCGCCTCTCTGAGTTTACCATTCCCGATACTGGGCATAGCATTTTTCTCCTTGTAAACAGATTTTAAAAATAGCGGGGATCGGATTTGAACCGACGATCAAATGGTTATGAGCCATTCCAGTTACCAGGCTACAAGCACCCCGCGATATTTCAATGAACGCTATCGACAATTACCACTTTGTTTCAACGGTTTCCGCACCGTCAAACCCGCAGAACGAACTCGGACGCATGCACAGACAGTCATATTCAAAGAACATGACCATGAGCACCTCGTCGTTTAGAAGCGCACTTCTGCCGCTTGCATCCGACGCCTGGTCACTGATCCTGAAGATCGGATCCCGGAAAGTAGCGAATGCAAACTTACTCCAGTCGCCGGTAATAACCTTTGAGGTTGTCGCCGACGTTCCGGTGGTCGAAAGCGGAATCTGAGTGGTACTTTCAATCTTGGTTTTCAAAGCATTCTCGATAATGCTCTTGTCAAGAATGATTTTCCCGAGAATCGGCTGTCCTTTTCCGGATGTTTGACCGCTGTACATTTCGGTCTTTTCACGGAGCATTCCCCACTCAACAGACGGATGCAAAATCGTTCCGTATGTCGCGGTATCACGCAACTCGTTTGCATTGGCAAGAGCCTGTTTCTGTGCCGCAATATCGTCAATGGTCCAGCGCCGTCCATTTGTTGCGATATTCTTGATACCTGAAAACTTACTGTAGTACCTGTCGATACCCATAGGCTCGCTGTCGCTACCTTTTCCATCGGTAAGACCACGCGAAAGCTCAACGGCAGCATCAAGCGCCATCTTGCCCTTGACAATCATTTCAATTGCATTACTGGTCTCATACAGCAGCCGGTTGGAAATGCGAACATACACGCCGATTTTTTTCGGTCGCAGCCACTTCAGGCCGAACGTGCTTTCCGACTTGGCAGGTGCTTTGGTCTCACCAACATGGTAAGCCGTAAGGTGCCCGTTGTCAACAGGAATCGGAATGTCTGATTTAAGGTTGGTGAACTTCATGACCGGCATTTTCATTACTGCAGTATTCGCATACACGGTATCGATCACATCGCCCTGATAAATCTGAGGCGGTACCAGATACGCACCGGTTTCACCAGCGGAAGAAGCGTAGTCTTTACAGACACGATCTTCAAAGCCTGCCTTTTCTTCCCAGAACTTTTTTGCTTCACCGTGGGAAATCTGTCCTTTGTTGGCCTGCAGGTCTTTAAACTGGCCAACGAAAAACTTATTCCAGTTAAACCTTTCCTTTTCAAGCTCAACGCCGGGGAGACCGAACGGCTTTTCAAGTTGCTTTTTGATATCGGCAAGCGCCGTCTCTGCGGCAGCAAGCTTTTCCTTGAGTTCTGTTACCTCTTTGTCGGTTTTTTCAGTGGCTGCCTTTGACTTATCATCAATAGCAGTTTTGACGCTTGTTTTGAACTCCTCAAGCATCGTTTTGAGTTCTTCTTTCTCGATACTCATAATAAGTCCTTTCCAATTTTAAAGCTTAAGAATCGACTCAATATCCGATCTGTCGTATATCGACTCTGTTTTATGGTTTATGTTCGATGGCATTTTGTCAAGCCTCGCCATAACCGAATTAACATTGTCGGTAATCGACTTCTGGATTGATTCGACTTTATCATTAAACGCTTTGATTTGATCTCCAAGTTTCTTGATTTCTTCATTGACTTCTTTCAATAAAGATACATCAAGATTCATATTTACAACAACACTTTTATTGTCGGTGTCTACCGGTGCCGATGGAACCGACACGGTTTTATTTTTTCCGAAAAGAACTTCGTTAAAAACATCAATAAGGTTTTCGTCGAGTGCGTTCACCTTTTTAATCGCATCAACATCACCCTTACCGAATTCTTTAAGCAACATACTCTTGTCAAGAGACTTCAAATGTCTTGCAAGTGCCTCCTGATTGGCCGGTACTGAGCACGCAGAGTGCTCAAGCTTCTCAGTTCTTAAATATTCCACTCCATAATCACCCATACCGAGATCGGCGCGTTCTTTCGGGGTGTGATTCCACTTCGTTTCAAGCGGAAGAAATCCCATTGACCCGGCAGGCATGGCACCCGATTTTACAAAGCGAAACGTCAAGTCACTCCAACCCGTAGTATCAACATCATCGTTAAAATACAAGTCCCAGGATATCCACCCTTTTATTGTTTCGTCAATCCATTCCTTTATTGATTTTCCAACAGGAAGCCCCGACCGATTGTGAGCAAATAAAACAACCGGATTAGTTCGGTATGTTTTATTATCAACACCGTGACACCTGACGATATCGCCGTCACGGTCAACAGCTTCAGTGGTTACAACACGTTCAATCACTCGCTTCTCATATCCTTCCGCATATTCAAGCCCGGAAGCAAAACACAGGTTTTTGCATTCGTCAACTGTTATATTGACAACTTTCGGAACCGACGCCGAAACAGCTTTTGTCTGAACGTTTTTCTCATCAGATTTAAGATGAATAAGCTCATCAAACGACTTAACACCATATCGTAATTGAATGTCATTTGGTAACTTCATTTTTAAAGCTCCTTCTCGGATCGGTTAATATTGCCTTGTTTGGATAGTCAAACTTTTTATTTTTATTGTCACGGTTAATCGGTTTTGGTTTATTATTTTTGTTCACTGTTCACCATCCTCTTTAAAAACCGCAACAAATGCACATCTGCAGTTTATAACTTCCGCCGCACTCCCGGCAGGATCACGCGGAAACTTCAACCCATTACTAAATATACCACCAAATTGTATGGTTTGCATATTTTGTTCTAAGTGCGAAGGTCTGGCGTCAAATGCCGACAACCACTGTATTCTCTCAATACCCTCACTCTTGAAAATATCGTTTCTTGACATCGACGCAATAGTTGCCATTTCGGTGCGGGCAATAGTATTTGAACTCGACAACCCGCCAAGATCATACTTGCCATTAGGCTCAATCGGTTTCCCTGTGCGCACCTGATACACTTCATGCACACCGGCTTTTATGCGCTTGGCAAGTTCAGCAACGGTAACACCCTCTTGCATAGCTTCATCAGAAATACTCATTACCACATCGCCGACAGTGTTAAATGTTGCCGTATTAATACCTTTCAAATAAGAAAATCTCTCATTTGTCCACTGCTTTAAATGCGGTACCTGGGCATCCCATGAGACACCTCGTTTAAATTCAGTTTCAACCCTCTTCTTTTCATATGAGGCTTGAACGGTAACCGATTTTCCGTATATTTCTTCAACTATGGAGTTTTCCTTAAA